ATGGGCGTAAGGTCGCTTCTGGTGAAGTTGAAGACGAAAGTTTCTACATGGCTTGGTGGGAAGCTAACGCTGATGCAGATCATAGGTCAGAAGACACTTGGATTGCAGCTAACCCTGGCTATGGTGATTTGAACTCTAAAGCAGATTTTGAGTCTATGGTGAAGCGTACTCCTGAAGCAGAGTTTAGAACTAAGCGTTGTAATCAGTGGGTTAGCTCGCAGAACACTTGGTTGCCTGCAGGTGTGTGGGATTCGTTGCTGGAAGATGTCCCGATTCCTGATGATGTTGAAGTTGTTTTGGGCGTTGATGGTTCGTTTTCTGGTGACACGACAGCCATTGTTGCAGTTAGTGTTCCTAAGACTCATGAAGATAAACCCCATGTTTGGCTTGTGCAGGCGTGGGAGAAGCAACCTGATGACTTGGATGATTGGCGTGTTGACACTCTTGAAGTGGAGCAGACGTTGATTGATTTTGCTCAGAAGCACCGTAATTTGCGTGAGATCGCCTTTGACCCTTTCCGTTGGCAACGAACTATGGCTGTGTTACAGGATTTGGGTTTGCCTGTTGTTGAATACAACTCCACAAGTGCTAGACGTATGATTCCTGCTTGCCAGAAGGTGTTTGATTCTGTGACTGAAGCGACTTTGACTCATTCGGGTGATCCGTTGCTGGCTAGGCATTTGGATAACTGTGTTTTGAAGATAGATAACATGGGTGCTCGCATAGTCAAAGAGAGTCGTAACTCGCCACGCAAGATTGACGCTGCTGTTGCTTTTGTTATCGCCTATGACAGGGCAACAAGTAAACTAGAATCGGATATTGTTCCAGAGTTTTACGTGTTCTAAGGATGAGTTTGTTACCTACGATTTTGCAGGCTTTAGGCATCACAGTTATTGCTGTTGGTGCAGGCCTTATCTTTGTCCCTGCAGGTGTGCTTGTGGCTGGTGTTGGTTTGTTGTTGTTTGGTTTGGCGTGGGAGAGAAGCGGTAAGTAATGTTAGGTAATTTGTCTGGCAGTGAGTCTAGGGCTATAAGTTTTCAGAGCTTGTGGGGTGCAGGTGATCTGACTTCTTATGAAACTCAGTCTGCAGCTTTCGTTGACTACAACACTTCTTTGACGGTGAACGCTGTTTGGGCTTGTGTGTCTTTGATTAGCGACACTGTTTCGGCTTTGCCTGTTGATACTTACATTAGGCGTGATGGTATTGCTTACCCTTATAGGCCGAAGCCTGCTTGGGTGTCTAAGCCTGATGTGGCTATTCCTAGTGTTGCGTTTTGGCAGCAGACAATGATTAGCCTGTTGATTGACGGTAATGCTTTTGTTCGCTTGTTCAAAGATAACTCAGGCAACATTGTGAACATGGTTGTTTTGAACCCTTTGAATGTTCAGGTTAGTCGTAATGCTTTGGGGCAGAAGTTTTACACTTCTACTGTTGAAGGCAACAAGGTTTTGTCTGGTGATGAGATGCTTCACATTTCGGGTTCTATCATTATGCCAGGTGAGTTTAGGGGTAAGTCACCGATTGACACTCTAAAAGAAAACATAGGTTTAGCAATCAGCCTAGAGTCTTTTGCAGCTCGTTTCTTCGGTCAGGGCACTTTGACTCAGGGTGTTATTGAGTATCCTGGAGCGTTGACAGCTGAGCAGGCAGAGAACCTTGCCAGAAGTTTTGACAGACAACACAAGAGTTTCCGTAAGGCACACAAGACAGGCATCTTATCTGGTGGGGCAGTGTTTAAGCCAACAACTATTGCTAACGATCAGGCTCAAATGCTTGACTCTCGCAGGCTTGCTGTTGAAGATGTGGCTAGAGCGTATCGTGTTCCGACAGACATGATTGGTTTGAATAACGGTGGGCAGAGCTATAACAGCATTGAGCAGAAGCAGATTGCTTTCGTAACTCACACGCTTAGACCTTGGCTTGCGAAACTTGAAGATGCGTTTAGCACTTTGCTTATTGATGGAGCGTATCTAGCGTTTAGCACTGATGATCTGCTTCGTGGGGATTATGCGACACGTATTGAAGGCTATTCTAAGCTGCTGCAAAATGGTGTGCTTTCAACTAATGAAGTTAGACGTAAAGAGAACATGCGACCTATTGAAGGTGGAGATGTTGTGCGTGTGCCTTTGACTAACATCAACATCAACGCTGCTTCGTTGAATGAAGATGAAACTAAGGTTGACATGGCTCAGAAACTTATCGCTTTGGGCTTTGTCCCTGAAGATGTTTTGAAGTCACTAGGGCTGTCACCGATTCCACATACAGGGCTTCCAACAGTTCAGTTGCAGAACCCTACTACTGTGCCTGATGGCAGTTATGAAACAGGTGCGTAATGCCTTACTTTGTTGAGCAGGCTGAGAGCGGTTGGGTTACTGTCAAGGATGATGGTGAAGTTTTAGGCACACACAAAACTAAGCAAGAAGCGATAGATCAGATGGTTGCTATTAGTTTGGCTGAAGGTATCCCTGTTGGTGGGGAAAGAGCTGTTGACCCAGATGAGAGTTACAGTCCGCCTACAGGTGTTGCTGTTGCTGCTAAACGTGCTTTGGAGTGGATTGCTGAAGGTTTGGCTGGCGATGGTTTTACTGATGTTGGTAGGGCTAGGGCTGTTCAGCTTGCTTCTGGTGAAGACATCTCAGGTACGACTGTGAACAGGATGATTAGTTTCTTTGCTAGGCAAGAAGATTCTGTCAAGGGTGCTACAGGTTTTAACAGTGGTGAAGAAGGTTACCCTACTGCAGGGCGTGTTGCTTGGGATGCTTGGGGTGGCGATGCAGGTCAGACTTGGGTGAATGGGTTGAGTGAGAATCGGGATGTTGTTGTTGATGCAGGTAAAATTGATGTTAGGCAAATGGAAGGTTATGTTTTGAGTGAATTGCAGGATAAGGCGTACAGCCTGAAGGGTGATGCTTTAGAAACTATTGCGAAGCTCGCTGAAACTGTTTATGAGTTGTGTGAGATTGTGGACTCTATGAGTGCACCTGTAGTTGTTGAAGAAGTTGAAGTTGAAGATGTTGATCTATCTACAGGTATGCAGGATGAAGATTCAGTGCGTTTTGTTGACCCTGTAAAGGTTGTTGAGTTGCATGAGCGTGGTGAGCGTGTGATGGCTGGTATTGAGCGTAGAGAGATGCTTCACGATTTAGAGATTCGCCAAGAAGGTGATGGCATGACTTTGCGTGGTTATGCAGCTGTGTTCAACAGCCCTAGTCAGCCTTTGCCTTTTATTGAAACTATCCAGCGTGGTGCGTTCAAGGATTCTCTAAAGTCACGTAACGATGTGAAACTGTTGTGGAATCACGACACTAGCGTTGTTTTGGGTTCTACTAGGGCAGGTACTTTACGTCTTATGGAAGATGAGCGTGGCTTGCTTGTTGAAGCCGATTTGCCTATGACTCAGGCAGGTAAAGATGCTGCCATAAGTATTCAGCGTGGCGATGTTACAGCGTTTAGTTTTGGCTTCCGTATTCCTGCTGGTGGAGATGAGTGGGCTAACGCTAATGAGCGTTTGTTGAAGCGTGTGAACGTTCATGAAGTTAGTGTTGGGGTTGCTTTCCCTGCCTACACTGGAACGGATGGAACTGCTAACGTTAGAAGCATGAATGAACTGTCTGAAAAGATTTTGAAACTGGCTGAACTTCGTGGGGTTTCTGCCGAAGAACTAACTGATGCTCTGCTGGCTTTGGAGTCTGGTGAAGTGCTTACTGAACGTCAGGGCGAACTGTTGACCGATACTTTGGGTAAGGTTTTGAAGAAAGACCCTGAAGTTACTAACCCACAGGCTTTGTTAGATCTAAAGAAGAAGCAGCTTGATTTGCTGATGCAGCGTGTATAGTTGATTTGTAGGCATCCTCTCATTGTGCCTGCTTTTAAAAAAGAAAACTAATTCTTTTCCCCCTGATTTGTCCCAGGGGGTTTTCTTTTATGTTGATAAACTGTTTGTAGAACTGAACTGCCTGACCATTGTGAAGATGGCAGTGAGATGGCTTCCGTATGGATGTCAGGGGTGCGATTCC